AAACAGGTTGAGGAATACACTAAAACTAAGTATTTTCCTCAAGGTGGCTATAAGGGTGGTGGCAACAATATTTGGATAGTAGACTTTATTGCAGAAAAAGGTTATACAAGAAAAGGCTTTGTAGCTTTAAAGAAAAGATTTATGAGAAGTGGCTATAGAAAAGCCTTTTGGTTTAGACCAGAAACAAACAAATTAGGATGGCATGAAGTAACAGGAGTCTAATATGGGTGGTGCACCAAAAAAAATAGCAAGAGCGACAAAAAAAACTTTACAAAAAGCTGAAAAAGCTTTGGTAGAACCATTAGAAAAACCAGTTAAACAAGTTACAAAAGGTGTTGTAAACATAGCAAAAGAAGGGTTTGAAGAAATTATCGAAAAACCTGGAAAGAAGATAATTAGAGAAACAGTAGATACTATAACTGGTATGGATAAATATGATAGAGGTGCGGAATCTCCTGAAGTCACTCCTGAAGTAACGCCTGAGATTGTTCCAGATGAAAAACCTACAATTACAACTAGGTATGCAACTAGAGGTAAACGATCTGGTCAAGGCGGTACAATTATGGAAGGTTATGGTGTTACAACTAGACCACCATCAAAACGATCAATAAGTACATAGGAGATAACAATGTCTTTCCTCAAGCCTAAAGTTTATGTTCCTCCTCCACCACCAGTTCCAGAAGAACCTGCAAAAGTTGATTATGAAAAAGCTTCTGCCTTAGCTGGAGAAGCTGAAACAACGGAAAGAAAAAAACGTAGAGGTCGTGGCAGTACAATAGTAGCTGGAGGATTAGGCGAAACGTCTACCAGTATGAGTGGGTCGGGTGGCACACCAACTTTGTTAGGATAAAACTATGATGAATGTAAAAGATATAGTCGCTAGGTTTCAGCATGTTGAGGGTCAACGAGATAACTGGAATAACCATTACCAAGAACTTGCTGATTATATGCTTCCAAGAAAAGCAGACATAGTTAAGAAAAGAAGTCGTGGAGAAAAAAGAATGGAGCTTATCTTTGATGGTACAGCTCTACAATCAGTAGATTTATTATCATCGTCTCTTCATGGTATGCTTACATCAGGTGCTACACCTTGGTTTCATTTAACTATGAAAGATGAAGAACTTGGCAAAGATGAAGAAGTGCAGCGTTGGTTAGAAGATAGTTCGCAACGAATGATGAGAGCTTTTACTATGTCTAACTTTGAAACAGAAGTTCATGAGATGTATGTTGATCTAGTCGTATTTGGTACTGGTTGTATGTTTGTTGAAATGGATAAAAAAACATTAAGATTTAGCACAAGGCATATATCAGAGTTTTATGTAACAGAAGATCAATATGGTATGGTTGATACTGTGTTTAGAAAGTATGAAATACCAGCAAGGCAAGCAGTCCAAAGGTTTGGAATAGAAAATGTGGGTACATTTATACAAAGAACTTATGAGAAAAAGCCAGACGAGAATGTCGAAATCTTACATGCCGTTATGCCAAGAGCCGATAGAGACCCTACAAAACAAGATAACAAGAATATGCCGTACTCTTCTATGTATATTTGCTTGGAAACAAAAATGATCTTAGCCGAAAGTGGTTTTCAAGAATTACCTTACGTTGTTCCTCGCTTCTTAAAGGCAACAGGAGAAGTGATGGGTCGATCTCCAGCCATGATTGCATTGCCTGATGTTAAGATGTTAAATCTTATGTCAAAAACAATCATACAAGCAGCTCAGAAAATGATAGATCCTCCCCTATTAGTTCCTGATGATGGGTTCTTGCTCCCCATAAGGACTCAACCTGGAGGTCTTAATTTTTACAGGTCTGGTTCCAGAGATACAATAACGCCATTACAAACTGGTGCTAATATACCTATCGGATTAAATATGGAAGAACAACGAAGACAAGCAATAAGAAGTGCTTTCTTTGTTGACCAATTACTTAGTGGTAGCACTCCCAACATGACAGCTACTGAAGTAATACAAAGACAGGAAGAAAGAATGAGAGTTATAGGTCCTGTTCTTGGTCGATTAATGAACGAAATGCTAAGACCTTTGATTGATAGAGCTTTTGCATTAATGTTGCGTGCTGATATGCTTGCACAACCACCTGAAGTTTTAGAAGGCGTTGATGTGGATATTGAATATGTATCTCCGTTAGCTAGAGCACAAAAGTCTAGTTCAGTTAATGGTGTGATGAGAGCCTTAGAAATATTAATGCCACTATCAGAGCAATTGCCAGTTGGAGATCACATTGATCCAGATGGATTGGTTGGTTATTTAACTGAAGCATTAGGTGTCCCAAAAAGAGTTCTTAAACCTCAATCAAGAATAGATGAGGAAAGAGAACAAAAAGCAGCAATGCAACAAGAGCAAATGGAAAGACAAATGGAACAAGAAGATGTTTCAACAGCAGGTCAAGCTGCACAAGCTGTCAGAATGGTGGGTGCAAATGAGTGAACAAATAGCTCAACTTAAAACTATGTATAAAGATACGTTTAAAAATAACGCTGGTAAAAAGGTGTTAAGTGATTTGGAGATACGCTGTAACTGGCGAGCTTCAAGTTATGTAGCTGGAGATGCCAATGCTACAGCCTTTGAAGAAGGTAAAAGAGCAGTCATACTACACGTTTATAACATGATGAAAGAGGAGTAAATATGTCAGAACAAGTTGCTGAACAGGTAGCCGAATCAGTACAACCTTCATTGTTGGAAACTCCAGCACAGGTTGCACAAGGTGGGTCTGGTAACAGTTTCATGGAAATGATACCAGAAGAGTTAAGAGAACATCCAAGTCTATCACCAATAAAAGATGTTGGTAATCTAGCAAGGTCTTATGTGAACGCACAAAGATTAATAGGAAGTGAGAAAGTTCCTTTACCTGTAAATCCTACAGAAGAAGATTTAGATAATATTTATAGCAGACTAGGTAGACCAGAAACGGCTGCTGGTTATGACGTAGCTGTAGATGGAAACGTAATAACTGAAGAAATAGCAACACAATATGCTGATATTGCACATAGTTTAAGGCTTACACCACAACAAGCACAAGGTGTTTTAGATTATTATAAAAGTTCTGTAGAACAATCAAGCCAAGGATTACACGAGAAAGCTGAAAAACAAGCAGAGCAAACGGCTTTAGAATTGCAAAAAGAGTGGGGTTCTGCTTTTGAGTCTAAGGTTACGGCTGCAAAAGATATTGTTGAACAGTTTGGTGGTGGCGATTTGCTGCAAATGAAACTAGATGATGGCACTCTTGTAGGTAATCACCCTGCATTTATAAAAGCGTTTGCGGCTATGGGTGACTTTAAAAGCACAGTTACAAGTGAAGATACTGTATCTGATAACGCTAGAACATCTAACTTTACACCAGCTATGGCACAGCAGGAAGTTGACGGAATTATGAACGATAAGTCACACGCTTATTGGAATAGAAAAGATCCAATAGGAAGACAACGTGCGGTAGATCGTATGCAAGAATTGATGGGTCATATTCATGGATGACCTGTTAACACAACGACAAGAGGTTCGTTTAGAGTGTATGAAGCTTGCGGTTGAGTATGGAACACAAAGAGATATGTTGCATCCTGAGAAACTTGCTGATATATATTATAAATGGATTATGGAGGATAGCTTGGAAACAAGTCCTCAAGACAATCGGATAGACGATAGCCTAAAGTCGGCTAAAAATTCTAGGAGTGTCCGTAAAGGGTAGCACGCTGTAAATAATATCAAATGTAACTTTTTTTAGGAGACTTTAAATGTCATCTTCAATAACCACAGCATTTGTCCAACAGTATTCTGCTAACGTGCAGATGCTTTCTCAACAGATGGGAAGCCGTCTTAGAGATGCAGTTCGTGTAGAAAACATTGTTGGTAAAAATGCTTTTTTCGATCAGGTAGGGGTTGCTACTGCACAGTTGCGTACTAGCCGACATGCCGATACTCCACAGATGGACACACCTCACGCAAGAAGAAGGGTGAGTTTAGCTGACTACGAATACGCTGACTTAATTGACGATCAAGACAAAGTAAGAATGTTAATCGATCCTACATCTTCTTATGCAATGGCTGCTGCCGCTGCAATGGGCAGATCAATGGATGATGTACTTATTACTGCTGCACTTGGTGCATCATTTACAGGCGAAACAGGCTCAACTTCAACAGCATTGCCATCAGGACAACAGATTGCTAATGGTAGTGCAGATATGAGTATTGCTAAGTTAATTCAAGCTAAGAAAATTTTAGATTTAGCTGACGTTGACCCATCAATACCTAGATATATTGCTGTTGGTCCTAACCAAATTGAAGCATTGCTTGGTACTACTTCAGTAACAAGTTCTGATTTCAACACAGTAAAAGCTCTTGTTCAAGGTGACATAGACACTTTCATGGGCTTTAGATTTATTGTAACAAACAGACTATCGATTGCTTCCAACATCCGTTCATGTTTTGCATGGGCAGAAGATGGATTGGCTCTAGGCGTAGGTAAAGATGTTAATGCAAGAATAGATGAGAGAGCAGACAAAGGTTATGCTACTCAAGTTTACTATTGTATGAGTGTCGGTGCTACTCGTATGGAAGAGTCCAAGGTTGTGCAAATCGACTGTGATGAATCAGCTTAGGAGGGCTAGACTATGACTACAAGAAACTCAGACCAAGTAGCAAACTTTGAAGCTACACCTCCAGTAATTAACTCTGCTGGATTATACCAAGGTGTTGTTAGAATTGCACAAGGAACTATGGAATTAGTGGCTGGTGACAGTACAGATAATGACATTGTTATGCTTGCTGCGATTCCATCAAACGCAACTATTACTTCACTTAAAGTCGGATCTGACACTTTAGGCGGATCATGTACTTTTAATGTAGGACTCCATACTTCAGCAGGTGTTGTTGTAGACGAGGATTTCTTTGCAAGTCTTGTTGCAGATGCTGGTGTAATGACAGACGTTAGATTTGAAGCGGCTGGACCTGAAACTACTGGTTTAAAAACCTTTGAGATGGCTGGTGTTGCTTCTGATCCAGGTGGTGTCTTCTATGTTTCAGCAACCTTTGCTGCGACTGGCGGAACTGCTGGCACTTTAGCGTACATAATAGAATACGTTGTAAACTAACAAAATAAGTAGGGAGCAGTTAACTCTGCTCCTTACCTCTAGGAGTTTAATATGCCATCAGTTGTAGATATTTGTAATGAAGCTATGGACTTACTAGGTGCAGCAACTATTACTGCATTAACAGAAAACTCAAAAGAAGCACGACTTTGTAACAGACGATTTGTTACAGTTAGAGATTCGGTTCTTAGAACCCACACATGGAATGTAGCGGTTACAAGAGCTACACTTGCACGAGATACTAACCCTCCTTCATTTGGTTTTACTCATCAGTATAGTTTACCTACTGACCCTTATTGTTTGAGAGTTTTGTCTTTCTGGAATTCAAACGTAAACAATGATGTTGCTGCATACGACAGTAACGTGATGTTTAAAATTGAGGGAAGAAAAGTTTTATCTAACGAAGGTGCATGTTCAATTATTTATATTAGTAGAGTAACTGATACGGAGCAATATGATTCCTTGTTAAGTAGCACCATTGCACACAAGCTTGCTTCAGAAACGGCTTACGCTATAACAGGCAGTAATGCTTTAGCACAATCTATGTATGGGTTATACCAAGCTAGATTAAGTGAAGCTAGAAGTATGGATGCACTAGAAGGTTATCCAGAGCAATTACAGGCAGATACTTACACCAACGCAAGGTTCTAATATGGCTAGAGTATCTTCTATTATCACCAACTTTAGAGCAGGTGAGATATCACCTAGACTTGAAGGTAGAATTGATTTACAAAAATACAATGAAGCTGTAAAAAACCTAAGTAATATGATTGTTTTTCCTCAAGGCGGTGTAACAAGAAGACCTGGAACTTATTACGCAGGAACCACAAAAGATGGTGGCAAGGTTAGGTTAATTAACTTTGAGTTTAGTGATACACAAGCTTATGTTTTAGAGTTTGGAAATAATTATATTAGAATATTTAAAGATGGTGGTTTAGTTACAGCAGCAACAACAGCTATAAGTGCTATAACAAAAGCAAACCCAGCAGTGGTAACATCTAACTCACATGGCATGAGTAATGGTGATAGAGTTTTCGTTACTGGTGTTGTTGGTATGACTCAGGTTAACAACAGAGAGTTTACAGTAGCAGGTGTTGCAACAAATACATTTCAATTAAGTGGAATTAATAGTTCTGCTTTTACAGCTTATGGTAGTGCAGGAACTACTGGTGAAATAATAGAAGTTACTACCACTTATACATTAGCTCAGTTAGCAACTATTAACTTTTCACAATCAGCGGATGTTTTACATCTTGCACATTTAAGTCATGCTCCTGCAAAGTTAACTAGAACAAGCCACACAGCTTGGACATTAGGAGATATAGATTTTACTGATGGTCCTTATTTAGATGAAAATATAACTGACACAACTTTGTATGCAAGTGCTAACACAGGTTCAGTAACAGTTACCGCTTCAGCTAGTTTGTTTGTAAGTACAGATGTTGGAAGATTAATTAGATTTCGAGAAATAATAGCAGCAGAACATGATGAGTGGGCAGCAAGTACAGGCTATGCACAAAATGTTTTAATAAGATTTGGAGACAATGTTTACAAAAAAACTGACTCAGGCACAGACACAAGTGGTGCTACTCCACCAGTTCATCTTACAGGATCAAAGGTATATGGACCTATCACATGGCAGTTTCAACATAGTGGTTCAGGTTTTTTAAAAATAACAGGTTTTACAAGTGTAACAATAGTTACTGCTACATTTAAAAACAGCACAGGTTTTTTGCCAGCAAGTGTTGTAAGCAGCGGTAATGCAACAACTTTATGGTCATTAGGTAGTTTTAGCACAACTACAGGTTTTCCAAGAGCTATAGGGTTTTATGAAGAAAGATTGTATTTTGCTAGTACAACAACGCAACCTCAAACAATATTTGGTAGCGTTTCTGCTGACTTTGAAAATCATACTCCTGGTATAAATGATGATGATGCTATTAATGTTACTATAGCTTCTGATAAAGTTAATGTAATAAAACACTTGTTACCTGCTAGATTTTTACAGTTATTAACAACTAGTTCTGAATTCACTTTATCTGGTGGTGCAGGTTCTGAGCCAGTTACGCCTACAAATGTGAATGTACTTAGAGAAACTACGTTTGGAACTGGTGATATTAAGCCATTAAGAGCAGGGAACAGTACCATTATAATTCAAAAAGGTGGCGAGAAAGTAAAAGAAATTACCTTTGATTTAGATACTGATGGATTGCTAGGTGTTGATTTAACAGTTTTAGCTGACCATTTAGCTAGAGGTGGATTGACTGACATGGTTTGGCAGCAAGAACCAGAGCTATTGTTATGGTTTGTTCATACTGATGGAAGATTAATTGGGCTAACTTATGATAGAGCTAATGCAACTATAGGTTGGCATGAACATAGTTTAGGTGGTAGCGGAATTGTAGAAAGTATAACAGCTATTCCAAGTGGTGCAGAAGATCAAGTTTATTTAAGCGTTAAAAGAACTATTAATTCAGTAGTAGTTCGACACATTGTATTTTTAAAGTCATTGTATTTTAATGATGACGTAGAAGATGCGTTCTTTGTTGATAGTGGGTTAACATATGATGGAAGTGCTGTGACTACGATTACAGGTCTAAACCATTTAGAAGGCGTGTCTGTGACTATTTTAGCAGATGGGTCTGCACACGCTAACAAAACAGTTGTTAAGGGTACAATTACGTTAGATAGAAGCTCATCTAAAGTTCATATTGGTTATGGTTACACATCATCATTAGAAACATTGCGGATGGAAGCTGGTGCAGAAGATGGGATAGCTCAAGGAAAGATTAAAAGAATACATGGTGTAACAGCTAGATTTTTTCAAACAGTTGGTGCGGAGTTAGGACCAGATAATAATAATTTAGATAGATTGCCTTTTAGAGATAGTAGTATGAGCATGGATCAAGCTGTACCTTTGTTTAATGGAGATAAAGAAATATCATTTCCATCAGGGTATGACAATGATGCTAAGATTGTTATAAGGCAGACACAACCATTGCCAATGACAATATTAGCTATTATGAGAAGGTCTAATACATTTGACGCTTAGATTTATACAGTTTGAGAAAGAACATTTAGATATGATAGAAACAAAATTTCATTTTCCAGAAAGCTCAAAGTTGGGTATGGTTAAAGAAAGTTGTTTAAGTGCCTACACAGCAATGATAGACAGTAAGGTACTTATGATTGGTGGAGTATACGGATTATGGAAAGGTGTTGGTGAAGCGTGGTTTATTATGTCAAGCATAGCTTATGAAAGACCATTTGCAGTTGCCAAACATTCTAGTTTATTACTAGATCATGTCCAAGAGGAGAATGACTTGAAACGTATTCAGGCTAGTGTTCATACAAATGACAAACAAGCTGTAAGGTATGTTGAATGGCTTGGGTTTGAGAATGAAGGTTTAATGAAGAAGTATGGACCAGATGGTTCGGATTATTATCGTTTTGCAAGGGTAGTGTAATGTTAGATGCAGTTCTTGGTTATAAAGGAAACATGGCTTCAGCAAAAGCTGCAAGGCAAGTTGGCGAATATAACGCTAAAGTTGCTGAGAATGAAAAAGTATTATTACAGCGTGCAACAAGACAAAAAGAAGCTAATCTAAGAAAACAATCAGAAAGATTGGTTGGTTCTCAAAGAGTTGCTACTGCAAAATCAGGTGTTCAAATGTCTGGTAGTTCATTAGTTGCGTTAAGAGATACTTTTTTTAACACAGAAATGGATGCTATTGGAATACGTTATGCTGGATCTATTGAAGAAGCTGCAAAAATAAACGAAGCTGCAATGGCTAGAGCTTCTGCAAGTGCACAATCACAACAATACAAAACAGCAGCTTACAGAACTGTATTACAATCAGGTGAAAAAGCAGCAAAAGCAGGGATGGGTTAAGATATGCCACAGATACCATTATATAATAAAGGGTTAGGTGCTACAGGAGTGACAACTGGTGGTTCGTTAGGACCAAGAGCGTCTGCTGGTGCATTTACTGGTGTAGGTCAAGAGCTTGCTAAGTTTGGTGAAGTTGCTGGTAATATGATGTATGAGTATTATGATGCTGATAAAAAAGCAGAAGCTAAATCTAGTATAGCTGCGGCTGAAAATGAGTTAAATGAAAAGTTAGAAATATATAATGACACAGACAAAACTACTAATGCTGAAACTTATGATAAACAATATAAAGCAAAATCAGAAATTTACATTAATGAGGTTTCTTCTAAATATAATTTAAGACCAAATGAACAAAAACTTTTAGTTGCAAGATTAGCTGATTTGTCTGCTGGTAAACACCAAGAAGGCAGAAGAAAAGTATCAGCAAAACAAGATGCTATAAGAGGGAATAATCAAGGCACAGCTTTAGATCGTAATATAAACGCTATGGTTACTAATGCTGTAGGTACGCCATTACATGAAAAGGCAAGGAAAGATGCTATCAATGGTATTGTTGAAGCAGGAGAAGGTAACACTTTAAGGTATTTGTCTGTTAAAAATTTAGATCAATTAAATTTAGTTGTTGAAGAAAAAACTTTTACAACAAGAACAAATGGAGCAACGACAACTGAAGATATAAGCAAGATAAGAGAAGATTTAAAAGAAAGTAATCTAACACCAGAAAAAATAGCTACGCAAGAAGGAAGGCTAAAAACAAAAGAAACGGCTGTAATAAACAACACGATTGCAGACATTGTAACCACAGCAACAATAGAACAAGATTTTGAAGGGTTTGAACCAGATACTGTTATTAGCGAGGAAGAAAGATTAGCTGTTATAGATAAATATTTAAAAGGTGATTATTCTTCTAATCCAAGTGCTAAAGAAAAATATGAAAGTCTTTCTGTTAAAGATCAAGCCAGAGTAAATACAGCGTTGGTTACGTTAAGAAATAACGAACAAGCTCAAATAAAATGGGAAGAAGCACGATTAGAAAAAAACAAAGATGATAAAATTGAAACTATTTTAAATGATTCTTTAGAGAAAATTATTAATGGAACAATGTCTTCTAAAGAAATATATAACTTAGATATGCCTGGAGCTAATGGTATAAAAGCAAAAAATTCTTTATTAGCTGTGAGTAAAAATTTTGTAAACAACAAACTTCCTACTAAAACAGACTTAACAACATATGCTTTTATAGAAAATGAGATTGCAACTGGAAAAATTAAATCACCAACGACTGCTTTTAAAGTTGGAGAAGAAACAAAAGCTTTAAGTTTAATAGATAGATTAAGTTCTAAAACAGGAAGCATAAGTTTTGATAATTATAAAATACTAACTGGAGACATTGCTTCAGTTAAAACTAGCGAAGGTGCTCGTAATTTAGCTGAATTTAAAAATTTTATTGATGGTAATGCAGGTACTATATTAGGTCCTGCAAAACTTAATGCTTACAATACAAAAGGCAAACAAAGATTGTATAATTGGAAAGTAAATATGAAAGCAAACTTTGACAAAGGACTAAATGAGGGGAAAAGTGCGGTTGACTTAACAAGCCCTAACAGTTCTCATTATATATTTACTAATCAAGATTTTTACATTCCAACTCCAATGCAAATTATGCAAGAACAAAAAGATTCTTTAGGGTCCGCAATGGGGGTAAAACAAGATTTTAAACCTGAACAAATCTCACCTCCAATCTTTAACTTGCCGAGTAAATCTGTAACTTTTTATGATGACAGAGAAGATAAATCCATTA